GATCTTGATAGAGAATGGTCTGCTGTCAGACAGCAATTCATTAAGGAGACTGATAAGCTAGGTAGTACAGCCTATGCGATTCATCAGGCTATCACCCATCACCAGACTCACATTGAGGGCCGTACAAATAATCCACATTCTGTTAATGCTGCAAGAATAAGATTCAATAATCTTATAAATCCCAATGGATCGAACAGTCAGAGAATCAACAGATCATTTGAGCGTTGTCTAGCCTTGACACGCTAATAATAAAGTACTACAATAAGGGGTGTTAATCACCCCTATTACAAATGACTGAATCATCATTTAAAACTAGCTGCATTTCAGCTACACCAATAAACCCAGCACCCTATAACAGAGATAATCTAAGGTATAAGGGTTCAATATATGCTACAACAGTAGAATTATTGAATATGTTCGGTATGCCTATACCACATAGAAACACTGATAGGGAACTAACTTTCATTGAGTGGGAAGTTGGCTTTCTTAATATATGGATTCAACCCTATCTAGCTGAGTTCGATATGAAAGATTATTCCAATAATTTTACCACTAAATATAATTGGATCGTATTAGCCAGACCAGAGGATTTCATGGCCATTGATGACTTAAAGAAGTTTCTTAATTTTGTTAATGGTCTGGGCAATAAGGATCATTTAATCAATGGAAGTCCAGCTGCAACTGTCTCAGTCAGAGACTTAAACGATACAGTTAAGAAGTAGCACTTTTTAAAATTTACAGGTGTAAATACACCTGACAGTGATTAAGATAATAGGTTAATAGCTTATTATCTTTTTTATTGACAAAGTACTACATTAATGCAATACTGTATAGTGTAGTACACCAAACACATTATGACTAAAAAAATTTCTTACAAACAGCAAGATAGAGAGGTACTTGCTTTATGCGTATTTGGACACGGTGGTTCGTCTATTGCGTGGTCTATTGGTAAGGATCCAAATATTGTTCATGCAACCAGAGCAGCTAGAAAAGCTAAAAGAGATAATAAATTATTAGCGTGGCAGGTTATGCCAGTATATATTTTTGATATACATGATTCTGAAAACTGGGCGTTTGATGGGTACAATGTTGTTGACCCTGATGTTGTTGATAAAGAATCAGAATCTTATAAGACTCAACCTTTTAATCAATATAGAGGTTGTAAACCTATGAAATTAATTGAAACTTTAGAGGTTGTATTGTAATGAAGAAACCTAGAACTTTTAAAGAAATTCAGAATCACCCCCATGTGCAGTCAGCACATTCTGAAAGTAATGATCCACAATGGGGTACTGACTACTGGGTGTATCTTAACTTTCCTTATATCAGCAGAGTAACAGAAACCCAGACTATCCATGAGTACGGGATGAAAGATACATTGAGAGAGTTCAATGATAGAGAATTGAACTATGCTTATTTCATGTCAGATTATTGGATCGAAAGGCCAGAGTGTCCAGAGCAGAAACAGACAGCAGACGGTCAACTTGAGCTACCTCTGGAAGAAATCAAGTACAAAGAAGAATTAAAAAAGTATCAGGATAAGATTTCTAAAATCTGGACTGAGTGCTATATTCACGCTGTTAAGAATGACCAGAGTAAAATTTCTGAACTTTACAAGATTAAGAAAAATTTTTCAGAGATACCAAACTATAGTCCAGACTGGAGGGATTTCTAGCCACTGATCAGGCCACTGATTAGCCACTGATTAGCCACTGATTAGTCAGTGGTTTTTTTTTTTTTTTTTTTTTTTTTTTTTTTTTTTTTTTTTTTTTTTTTAACAATCTTAAAATTGTCTCAGGTGAGTCTCAAAATATGCTGGTATTTTATTGGATTGAGTCTCAAATAATATAGTTAATAATCCTATAATTCTATTGTGCTACAGGTGTAATCCTACCTGAAGAAATCAGTATATTTTTTATTAGCTGAAAAGGCTGTCCAGTACTACAGTCTACTATTAAGACAGCGTTGAGAATATCATAAAATATTTACTGTTGTATTACATCAATAAATGTGTTATATATTATATAGTCATTATTTTTTACTATGGACACCCAGACCACAGCAAAGCACATTTGGAACAACCCCGAACAGATGCACAAAGTAATCGAGGATGAGAGAAAAGCAGACTCTGGTTATTTTGACGAACCACCTATTAAGAAAGTAGTGATTGAGGAGGGGCCAGACGGTAGGCAAAGAGTCCGTTATGAAATGCCCCCCAGCCAGTGGGCAATTGATGTTCTTATTAATGAGAGCAGAAACAATCAAGCAAAGAGAGGACAGTTTTAATGGCATTAACAACCTACCCGAACCGCTACTGCTCAGACCTTAAAAGTGGCTGGTGCATCAGGACAAAATACAAAGGCCCTACTGATTACATAGGCCCACGCATCCACGCAACAGTGGAGAGAGATAGCGACACCCTCTGGGAAGTAGCCTACGAACCTGAAAGCGATAAGGAAATAGTAGACAACCACAGAGCAGCCGCCCAGCTAATGATCGACACGTGGGAATTTAAAAAGTATCACCCTAATATGTTGATCTTCGCTTATGGCTTTGATGGCTCAGCAGGTTACTACTTCTTAGTAAACACCCCAGCAGAGATCGACTAATTTTTCTTCTTACCTCACACCTTACCAGTAAACACACCGTGACCAGACCAACCAACACCCAGACCCAGAGACCAACCCAGAGCCGCTCCCATATTCGGCTCTCTGCTCTGGTGTTCTTCCTGCTCTCCTATCTAGTGGCTAATGCCTACACTGCCCAGCCTTACGAAGAGTGCATCAGAGAGGCTACAACAGCCAGACAGCAAACAGAGTGCGCTCTCATCTACCTAGGACACTAGACAGCCCAGAGCAGCCACCAGACCGCCAACCTTTAGCCCTATCTCCTGAAGCTGCAGGGGGTAGGGTTAAAATTTTGTAAATTTTTTTGTGCCAGGTGGGGAACCTGTTGATAAATCAAGGCATAAGTTAATTATGTACTACATTAATAATATTATACTAAAATACTACAATAGTGTCAACTACTCTTCTTTACCTTCAACCTTAATAGACAGTTGTGGAGTCTTAAGATTAATAGTCTCTTCACTCTCCCCTAGTACTTTACCCAATGAATCTAATATCTGAGCAGCAGTTTGATACTGTCCTCTCTTAACGGCCTTCTGAAAAAGATTTATTCTCATTCCCTGGAGTCGTCCAATCATCTTCTCCCTATCTTTATTCCAGTCCTCATCGTTCCATTTCTTCACCTGCTTCCAATCTTCCCAGGCTGTCCACACTGAAACATTCTCCTTAACAGCATGATCCAACACCAACTGTCTTGTAGTCAGCCCCTCCAACTGCCTCTTATACAATTTCTGCTGCCTCGCCTCTATAACTGCTCGACTATTACGCCTCCCAGAGATACCAAGACCTTCTTTCGTCTTTGGAGCGTTCGGATTTCCTGAGTTTGGATGAAAGTATGCTTGAGCCACGGACTAAAATGATACTATTTACTTGAATGATAACCTTAAATGTAGTACTTAGTCGATAAAAATGGTGTAAATAGTCAAATTTAAGCTATTCTTTACTACATGAGTACCGCTACAACCGAAAATTTAACCCTTAAATGGGCACAGGGGGAGGTGTTCAATGCAAAACAACGATTCAGAGTTCTCGTAGCTGGCAGAAGATTCGGAAAATCCTATTTATCCTGCATAGAACTGGTAAAAGCAGCAATAGACCGCCCCAACGAGACCTACTTTTACTGTGCCCCCACCTACCGCATGGCAAAAGACATTGCCTGGAAAGAACTAAAGAGACTCGTTCCAAGAGAATGGATCAAAGCAAAAAACGAAACTGACCTAAAAATAGAACTAATTAATGGATCGCTAATCGAACTCAAGGGCACGGAAAACGCAACCACTCTCCGAGGCCGAAGCCTTGCTGGAGTAGTACTTGACGAGGCAGCTTTCATGGACTCCGAAGTATGGTTTGAAGTAATACGACCTGCCCTCGCAGATAAACAGGGATGGGCACTCTTCATTTCTACACCAGATGGCACAGCCTCCTGGTTTTATGATTTATGGTGTTACGTTCCACGGGATGAAACAGGTGACTGGAAAAGATGGAGCTTCACAACAATCGAAGGGGGCAACGTAGCAAAAGAGGAAGTCGAAGCAGCAAAGGCCCAACTGGACAGCAGAACATTTAAGCAGGAATT